CCGCTGTAATGGCATCGGCAAGGGTACGGAGTAAAGGCACCATGCCATCTTCCCAAGCCGCTTGCTGAGCGCGCTCGTAATTACTGTAGGTGCTACGTTCTAAGCCTGAACCAAGCCCTAAAACCATCGGGTTGATACCAAGGGCAGAGCAGATGCGCTCCTCAGGAACACGTCTCACGGAATCCAGAGCAAGCTCTGAAGGAGTCAACGATACCCGGTCGAGTTTATAGGCACCAGTCATTACCACGATGCCGCCGCTACCGTCCCCGGTAAGGTCTTCGTGCAGTTGCCGCTTGACCTGCCGGGCATCATCCATCGAGATATCAACCGTCTGGTCTTTTGCATCAGGCCCGACAATCAAAGACGGCATAGCACCATTCGCAAGCAAGCCGTAAGCGGTAGTAGATGCGGTGTTATCGGTGGCTATCTCACGCAGTACCGCCATTACCGGGCTACGCCCAAGGCGGATGTCCTGCGGGTCACGGTTGTACCGGATATGGATAATGTCGGATACCGGGATGTCAAAACTCCTGCCGTCCGTTGTGTAGATGTAGTGCGTCAAAGGGTTTACACCGTTACCGACCGGTCTAACCATGTCTTGCGGCAAGAACTGCAGAGCGGTCACCACGCCACGGGTTGTAGATCGAATCTTGCGGAGGTACGTGTTGCCGAATAGTTTGTAATCTTGGATAACCCAAGACCAGAAAAGGCTACCCATAATCATTGGATCGGGTTGAGCCATGAGTTTGATAACTGGATGGTCTTCCACAGGGTCTGCTTGCTGGCTGTCTACCGGTCGGTAGAGCCTTGGTGTTGCCTGCGGGTAGTTCCTAACGTACCAGTCGATGGCGCTTGCTACAACCCCGTTCAGCCCAAGGTCACCGGCTATGCGTGACCAGTCTTTTGTGCTTCCAGGAAGCGCACGGCGCAAGAGTGTTTGCAGCTGACCTGAGCCGTACCCGGTTAGGTAGATGTCCCGTGACTGGGACAATGGCAGCGGTAGTGCCTGTGTCGGGTTGGCTGCGGCTTTACGTCCGAGGAAGCGGTCAAAGATACCCATGCGCTTAGTATCCCACAGAAGGGCCTACGGCCTGCTCCGCTAAACAAAAAAGCCCCCTTGCGGGGGCCTGTGGGGCTTGGTGGTTTAGTTTAGTTCGTAAAGTCCACCTTTGTATTGCTTTGCCTGTTCTGCATCCATAAAGGATAGTTCGCAGTGGCGGGTAACAATCTTGCCGTTGTTGAGTGTGCACCGGGTGTTTAGTACGATATTCCAATACATCGACTCGTTGATCAACTCGCTGTAGGTGTATGTTCTGCCTGCATGATAAATGTCAGCAACTGGCTTTGTCATTACGATTGACTTACCGGCTGCCTGCGCCATCTCCAACTGCTCCATAACCATCGCTGTACCTTGTGTTTCCATTGTCTTATCTCCCTGCTTGATGTAGATAATATACACTCTAAGTATATATACTGCAAGTGTATAGGGAGATATATTTTAGACCGCTCCCCAACCCTTGCGCTGTCCGATCACCTGCCACGCGTATGCCATTGCGTCTACCACGTCATCATGCCTGCCAACCGGGAAGGATAGCAACTCATCTTGCCAGTACGGTGGGAGCCCTTCAGTATGCACAACCTGCCCTTGCTCGTACCGGGCCTCTAGAGGCCCAAAGCGCGTCACTTTGTCACGGTCTGGTCTGATGCCCCGTATCGGTAACTTTGTCCGCCTCATGAGCTCTTGCACGACAGCGGCTTGGTATTGCACCTGCTCAATGCCAATCATCACCGGATGCCACTTCTCAGCCATTGCCTCGATGAAGCGCAGGACGCTAGCAAAGTCTGCACGGGTACGATTGACATCCAGAACGTAGATCGTGCCATCTTCCGCACGGCTCAGAGCAACCACGGCGGTGTAGTCTGCTTCCGCTTTTGTACTGATAGCAAGGTCAACACCAAGGTAGACCGGCAAGCCTTCAGGAGCATCGCCGTACCGCAACCACTCCCGCTTGATACGAGCGCCCGCAGCATCCACGAACTCCGCCAGGTACTCTTGCCTAAACGCAATCGATGGCAGTGACTCCCCAGCTTTGTCTACCTCCAGTGGGTCTATCCAAGGGTTAGCCGTGGTTGGCATCTGCCAAGACATCCAGTCTGGATCTACAGCAGCCATGGCGTGTAAGGTTTTGAAGTAGTTAGAGCCTTTAGGCGTGGAAAGAAAGAACGCATCTCCCCGGTAATCGGTGAGCGTTGGGCGTATGGCTTCCGTCCAGGCTTGTTCCAGATGCCTTGCCATTGCCGCCTCATCAATGATTACCCGCTTGTACTTTCGACCACGGGCAACGGTAGACGGGTCATCAAGCGTCCAGTAATCGATTGCGGCCCCGGTGATAAGTTCAATGCGCGGGGCAGGTGTCTGCACAGCTCGCCGGATGACAGGCTGGTAAATCCTTTTATGGTCGTTGTACGCTTCCTCTAGGAGCCTGTAGGTAGGTGCAAACCAAGCACAGGGTAAACCGTGCTGGAGTACCGGATCAGATAGCAAGTTACCGCCGAGTGTGGTTTTTCCAAAGCGTCTCCCACAGGCAAGCACGTTGAACCGCTTGGCTTCACGCAGAATCACTTGCTGGGCTTCATGTGGCTTGGGTAGTACCAGCCGGATATCAGCCATTCGGCTTATCAGCGTACTCCACGATCACCTTGACCGGGCTACCGTCTGCGCCGGTCTGCTCTACCCGGCTAGACCACTCGGCTTTATGCTTACGCTCAAGCCACCATGCGGCCGCTTGCCATGTAGTCTTTGTGGCATCTTGGATAACTGCAAGGTTTCGCAGCTCCGCTTCACCCTCCGCTTTTTCTACAGCGTATGAAAAATCAGAATATTCTTTGAGCCAGTTAGCAAATGTTGTCTGGTCAATACCAGCGGCGGCACAGGAAGCCCTGCGGGTGTTACCACCTCGCAGAGCCTCTGTTATCTTTGCCACGGTTGGCGGCGTGTACTTGGTTGGTCTACCCGCGTTTGGTTGTGCTGCCATCTAAGTTAGCCTCAATATTCTCTGTCGCTGCCCATAGCAGAGCATCCCGCATCTGCTGGTCGGTAATGCCCTGCCGTTTAGCCCGTTTCTTTACATCGTTATACAGCCACCGGGTATAGAGCTCTGACCATACCGCCAAGCATCCCGCACCGAGCAGGACACCAAGAGTAAAAAGAATCATTTGGTTTCTTCCCATATCGGCTCCCCGGTAACCGGGTTGTACTTACCGATCATCCAGTCATCGGCGAACAGGTCACCAGCTGTAAGCCAGATGACCGAGTTGTTTTCCTTGACCTCTGCACCCTCTGCAACGCTGAACACGTCCCAAAGTTCAGAGAACCGGAAGTGTAGCCCCTCGGGCCAGAAAGCCCGCCGTACGGGCTTCTCCGCGAGCAGGGCATCTAGTGCCTGGTTGTATTTCATTCTTTATCTCCCTCTTCCCATTCGCATAGTTCCCAATCGGTAGCGGTCATATCGTCACCACTGACACAGAGGTATTTGGACTGCCATTCTCCTGATGTCCTTCTATCTACAAATGCCTTGGCTTCCGTGTCGTAGTAAACGATTCGCGCCTCATCTTCCTTTTCCCAAGATGTACGGCTAACAGGATTACCATCCATCAAGTCCTGAAACACTTCTCCGAATCTCATCCCAGTACCCCCATTGTGATCGGTAGATGTTCAACCATCAAAGCCTTGATGCTGTCTGCTATCTCCCGGTGTTCCAGCTGCGTATCTTCCTGCGTCCTTAGTTGCACGTAATGAATCCAAGACCGTATCGTGCCGCTCATATACATCGTGGTTGGACAGCAAAGCGGTAGAACCATCCTTGCCGTCTCCGCAGCAATGCCGGAATCTATTAGCCGATCATATGCATTTCGTGCGTGCATGATTGCCAAAGATGCTTGATTTATGGCTTTCTTTTGATTATCCGGTAGTTCGTAAAAAGATTTCATAGGAATCGAACTTTGACGGTTTGTAGTTCCAGCCAAGCGCATATCTGGTGTTTCAATAAACTCAGCAACCGTTGCGTACCTTTGGCTGAACTCTTGGAAACTGAAGGAACGATGCCTAAGAATCTGCGGAGCAATAGCCCGCGTGGTCTTTATCTCCACGCACATACTAGCCATCTCAAAGATTGACCAGTGACCATGCTTGATGCAGTAAGACAATAACCTACTAACGTCTGGGTTATCTTGGTTGTCAGGGTTTGACACCCGTGCGCAGTATCCGATAACTTGCTCGGCTTCCGGTGTGATCCAGATTAGTTTTGTCATGGCTGGTATATCTCCCAGTCATTGTCACGAGTATCTTCATAAGCTTGACTTATTTCCCACGGGCCTTCAAAATGGGATTGCATTGTGTATGCAGCAAAGCTGTCTGATAACTCAATAATATTGTTTTTGTTGACACAGAGAAACCAGTCTTCTTCCCATTCTTGTTTCCGTATCTTCTTGCCATCTTCCATAGCCTTTACGGCTTCAATCCACGTCATAGTTGATATATCTCCCAGTCCATAGCCAATACATCTGCAGATCCGAAAGTAGCCACTCGGCTGTATCTGCGGTTCCCACCGCCATCGATCAGGTACAAGCAAACCTTGCCGTCTACAATCTGTAGGAACCACTGAGCAGAGCGGCGGCGTACCATCTGCCCTGCCCGTAACCGTTCAAGGGCTGCCGCAAAAGAACCACCAGCTGCGGTCATGCGCTGGGCTTCCTGTTGCTGTTCTTCTTCTTCCCGCGCTTCCTTCAGCCAACGGTTTACGGTGGTGTGTTGATAACCGATAGCCCGTGCCGCTTCATGGCAGCGGACTCCTTCGGCTACGAGTTCTTCGTACTTTTCCAGCATCCTGGCGCGTTTCAATCTAGATGCAACGATGCTCTCAGATGGTCTACCTGCTTGCATTGATTTCCTCCGCTTCCTTGGCTATTCGATCAGCGTATGCCGTGTCCCTGGTTGCAACATAAGCCATATACCAGAGCGCCTTGATGGCATCGTCTGTAGCTGTTCCCTTGTGTGGGCATCGCTGCAGGTATTTGACAACATTGCCCGTTGCAAAGTCCAGCCCCCAGTCATCAATGACGCTGAGGGCTTGAATCTTGGTTGTCCGGTAATGCCCGGTCAATAGTCCAGAATCTCCCATTGATCACACAAGACAAAGTCCTGAAGGATGCTGTTTTGTGTAAGGATGTGAGCCTCTTTGTTGTTGAGTGTGTTGCTGTTGGCTGCATCGTTGAGTGTGATTCTGTCGGCTACGACTTCGATGTATCGTCCATCAGCCCAAGCGATGCATC